GTTTTTTGGGGTTTATAAGCGGTCGGCAAGCGTAAGCGTGTCGGCCGTTTTCATTGTCCTTTCAAGGGCTATGCATAAGGTGCAACTTGCACCATCATGGCATTAAGTCAGCCGGCAATACAACAGCTTACCAGCTTTCTCGAAGCAGAATGTCGGGTATGGGTGGCAGAGTACATCGCAGGGCGCAAATCGCGGCTGCGCAGGTCGCGCGCGTCTGGCGCGTTGAGTGACAGCCTTGCCGCTGAAATAAGCTCCGACTTTGGCGAGGTGATTCGTACCAGCATTGACCTGATGTTTGAACAGCATGGTCGATACCTCGACATGCGGCGGTTGCAGGGCGCCGGCGGCGGCGCTGACTATGTGGAAGAAATAGCTGCATGGATTGTAGAGCGTGGTTTTGAACAGCGGTTTGTACGCGCATTTGTGCGTAAGTACAATTTGAAAAAGCCGCCGGCGGATGTATTGAACCGGATTGCATGGGGTATTGTGAAGTCACGCGAGAAAAACTACCGCCGGCGCTCGCCATGGTACGTCAAGAGCCGCGCGGCAGCCGTGGAGGACCTGTACAATCGGGTGAGCGCTGGCATTCCAGATATAGTTGTTCAGGAACTTATGTCGCAATTCAACAGATAAGCATGGCAGTACGCTCGGAAAATATTCAGGTACGTATCGACTTCATCACTGATGAAGGCAAACAGTTCGCCAAAGCGATACTGGATACGCAGGCATTCAACAAGGAAATTGCCACCAGCCAGGCAAAGCTCAAGGAGTATCAGAAGCAGTTGCAGGATACTTCACTGACAGAAGAAAAGCGGGCGACGATCCTGCAAAAAGTGGCCAATGAAGAACAGGCGGTAGCCAACAATCTGGCTGCTATTGTGCGTGAAAGCCAGAAAGTAGCTGGAATCAATCTAAACAACCTTACCCCGGCACAGTTGGTTGCAAGGGCAAAGGAGCTGGAAATTGCTATCCGTAGTATCCCAACGTCGGCGCCGGAATTTAAGTTGTTGACCGGAGAGTTGACCAACGTAAACACCAAGTTGCGCGACATCAGAAACCAGGCAAAAGGTATTCAGGATGATGGCAAAGCCAACGGTGGCCCGGGTGGTATTTTAGGTAGTGTAGTCGGACGCGTAGCTGTGTTCGCGTCAGTTATAGGCGGGATTATTGCTACTTTACAAGGGGTGTTCTCCTTTGTCAGCACAGCTATTGCCGATTTCAGCGCGGGCGAGAAAGCCGACAGGGCATTGCAATCGAGGATAGAAAGCACGGGGGGCGCCGCCGGACGGACGCTTGAACAGCTGAAGCAGCAGGCCGGAGAGTTACAAAAAGTGACGCTTTTCCCGGATGATGTGACAGAAAAAGGTCAGGAGATACTCCTGACCTTCACCAATATTCGAGAGGAAATATTCGACCGCACAATCCCGCTGGCACAGGATCTGAGTACTGTATTCGAACAGGATCTGGCCACCAGCGCGGTTCAGCTGGGGAAAGCGCTCAACGACCCGGTAAAAGGCATCAGCGCCCTGCAACGTGTGGGCATTACTTTTTCCGAGGATCAGAAAAAGCTGATCGAAAGCCTTGTGGCGACAGGCGATGTGGCGGCTGCACAAACCGTGATATTGAACGAACTGGAAGTGCAGGTTGGCGGCGCAGCACGCGCAGCAGCAGAAGCCGGCCTGGGGCCCTACGAATTACTTCGCCAGCGATTTGACGAGGTGAAAGAGGCTGTGGGCGGACTTATACTTCAAGGACTATCACGTCTGCGGCCGGTGATTGAACAGATCATTGTGTTCTTTGAAGGCCTTACGGAGGCGCTGGTAAGTGGCGAACAAGCTACTGGCCAGTACAGCACAGCCATCAACATCGTTGTTCGCGTGCTACAACTTGCAGGGCAGTTAATTGAATTTCAAATTAACCTTTTGCAGCGCGCGGCCGATCAGTGGACCAACTTTGTTGATGCGGTGCGTCAGGCCCCTATTATTGGTACCATCGTTGAAAACTTTATCATCACCCCACTTCGGCTGGTGTATGATGCTTTTTTGAATTTGCCCGCTACCTGGGCGGGCGTTGTCGCTGCCTTGAAACAGGGCGCCGAAAATCTGTATATTACATTTCGTAATATCGTATTACAGGCCGAAATATTTGCCAAGGAAATAGATCTGGCCTTGACGATCAGGCAAGATACAAAGGATAGGCTTACCCGTGAGCTGGGCGATTTGAGGGCCAGACAGGCGGCTGCCCAGGCTGGCAAAAGTATAGGGGATGCTTATACCGAAGCTCGAAACAAAGCGCTTGGAGAAGGCGCTAAAGGGGCGGGCGCTGCCGCAGGGTCGCCGGCCGGACCAAAGTCTCCATTCAGCATTGGCGGATTGAGTGAAGAGGATTTGCAAAAAAGGAGGGATAATCTGCTTGAAAATGAACTCAAGGCGGTAGAGGCTGCGGCATTGCGCCGCGAGATCGTTGCGGAAAATGCCAGGCTTAAAGATGAACTGAATGAAACAGCGTATCAGAACCGCCTGATTGAGATCAAAAAACAAAAGCTCCAGGAACAACTGGATGTGTACCGGAAATTCAAGCAAGATGAGACAACCGAGGCGCTGAAAGTGCAGAATGAATTGCTGCGCCTGGAAGCCGAAACGCGGCGATCGGGCGGCATTGCGCCGTTGCAGGCGCTGGGTGGACAGGGTATACCGGGAGTGAGCAGCCAGACGGCTGGCGGCAACCGGCAACAACAGGTTCTGGATGCAGGCACGGCCATATTGGAACAACATCTGCGCGACAAATTTGCCCGCGGTCTACTGCTCGAAGAAGAGTATGAGCTGGCCAAGCTGGAACTGAAGCGCCAAGGGCTCGAAATGGAGCTTGAAATATTGCGCTCGGCTACTCAACCACAGGTAGATGAGATTCGGAAGCGGGAAGAGGAAAAAGCCAAGGTTGAAGAGGATTTGATTCAACGCCGTCTTGATGCAGCTATACGAGCGGAAGAGCTGAAGCGCAATGTTGCGCAGGCGGCGTTCGGCGCCACCAATGATTTGGTGAGCGCGACGATTGAGCTCATCAGCCTTGAGGAAGCATCGAGGAAGAAAAACGCCTCGCTGATCAAAAACTTCCAAATCGGGCAGGTATTTGCATCCGGAGTGGCCGAGGTGGCCCAGATATGGGAAAAAGCAGCGGCATTCGGGCCCCTGCAGGCGGTGATCGCCGGTTTACAGACCACTGCGGCTATATTCAGGACCACAACGGCCATTCGTAAGATAGAGCAGTTGAAGTTTGGTGGCGGCGGCTTGTTGAAGGCAGCGCGAGGCGTGCTGGGTGTTTTCGGAGGCCGGCCACATAGCCAAGGTGGCACGAAAGGGTATTTCGACGACGGTACGCAGATTGAAGTGGAGCGCGATGAGGCGTTTGCTGTGATCAACAAGCGAAATACACCCATGCTCAAGTTTTTGAGCGCAGTGAATTCGTTTGGCGGCAACGGTGTGCCGTTTATGCGGCAAGGCGGCATGCTTCGATTTGCAGGTGGTGGCTTACCGGATATCAATACAACGCCCAGCGCCAGCTTTGTGCCCGGAGCTGCTGCGGCCGGCAGCATGGAAAGCATTGAGCGGCTGAACGATGTTGTTACGTCACTGGTAGTCGCGGTGGCACAGTTCCCTCGATCCGTGAAAGCCGATGTGGTGTATACAGACATTGAGGACGTTGGAAGTGAATTGAATCGAATAAGAAACGAATCGGCATTGTGATGGAAAAAATAGGGATTCAAAAGGTACTCGACGAGATCCGGAATAATGACCGGAAGCAGCCATTTGTGCTGCAATTCGTGCGCGCTACGGGCAAAAAAAAGGGCAGTATCAAAACGGTTCGAGCTGTGTACGGCGCCAGTGATCACGTCAGTAAAAAGACCACTACGGCGCCATCATCAGGCGCGCTACACATTGACAAGGGCACTTTGCCCATCACGAATGTAGATACCGGCGAGTATGAAACGCCACTGATCGCAACCTTCATCAAATTCAACGGCAAAACAATATCACACTGATGGAACACATAGGACATGATGTATTTGTAAGCAAAGAGGCGCAGGCTATCATTAGCCTTACATCGGCAACACTGCCTGGTGATACTGGTAGCGTCAAAAAAATATCCAAAGGCGCCATGACGGCCAACATAAAATACTGGGGTGAAAAAAACACTTTGCCCGACGATCGGGAGGCCGTAGCACAGCAAAACGGACATGTCGCCGAAATGATGAAGACGAAACGTGACTTCATCATCGGTGGAGGATTACATGCATACCGCCGAAAGTGGGTGGACGGCAAAGAGGTGAAAGAGTACATGGAAACGCCGAACAATATTCAGGAGTACTTTGACTCCGTGAACATCAACCGATATCTGATGAAAGCGTGCAAGAACTTGTTGCTTCACGGCAACGTGTTTACGGAGTTTGTTCGATACAAGCGTAAGCCGGGACTTGCATCGGTGGAGTGCCTTGAATGTCGCCATGTGAGGGCGGAAAAGCAAGACAGCACTGGATATGTGCGAAATTTTTACTGGAGCGGTATGTGGTCGAAGTTGACCAATGTAGATGCAACGCTCGAAAAAATACCGGCGTATGATCCGGATCGACGCCAGGAGAAGTTCGTGTATCATACGGGCGACGACCTGCTGTACGATGATTATTACTACATACCGGGATGGTGGGCCTCCAAAAACTGGGCATTGTTGGCTAATCAGATTCCGGATTTTCACCTGGCAAACATCCTGAATGGCTATACAATACGGTTTCACATAGAAATACCGAAAGACTATTTCTACGACCGATCAAGTTCTGCCCAAACTTCAGTAACGACAGGCGAGGGTTTGAAAATGGCAGATAAGGCCAAACAGGAGTTCAAAGCCAAAATGGATGAATTCCTTGCCAGTAAAGACAATGCCGGCAAAACGGTGTTCACTACGTATGAAATAGAGCGTCATCTGGGCAAAGACTACCCGGGCGTAAAGATCCACCCTATCAATGTGGATCTGAAAGACGAAGCGCTATTGAAGCTGTACGAGGCTGCGACGAAGGCAATCACCGCCGCACAGGGCATTCACCCAACGCTCGCCAATGTAGATACAGCCGGCAAGCTCAGCTCAGGCAGTGAGATGCGAAATGCTCACCTTGTATATCTGAAGACCAAAACGCCTGTAATGCGAGAAATTCTGTTGGAGCCTATATATATGCTCCACCGCTCCAATGGTTGGCCGGATTATATCCGGTGGGAGTTTCGAGATATTGAAATCACAACTCTGGACAATGATCCTACAGGATCAGTAGATCCGGTAGCAGATCCAATGGTATGAGCGATTCAGAATACATGACATTGTTGGCCGATTTGGTGATAAAGATGCCAAAGCACCCTTTGCTCAGAAAGTTGAGCGAAGGGTACAACACGTTGAATGTGGTGTATATGAAGCAGGCAAAAAAAGACCTGCAGGTGGCCTCTGAACAAGAAAAGGTGCCGGCCAATAGCGAGCTGAAGCGACTGTATGTAATCAAATCTGCCCTTTTTGGGAAAAGGGCCAGGCTGTCGAATAAACTGGTGGCGATCAATGAGTCGCCAGCCTTCAATCAGGCCAGGGCGCGCGTAATTGATGATATTGAAGCTGTTCAGCGAGAAATTGAGGATGTGAAGGTTCAGATCCGGCGTGTGGAGGCCGGAACGATAATTCGGCAGCAAACTCCAGCGGGGCCGGATTTGATGCGGCGGCTGTTGTCGCTTCGCGCGGCGGTGAGTAGAGAGCGGCGCCTGGTGAAAGCAGGTAAGGGTGATGAACGGTTGAAAACACTTGAAAAACAGTTGAGCGATGTCGAGAACCAAATTGCAGATAGTAAGCAACAGTGAGTTTCATAAGTTTGAGCCGGTTGCGAAGTTTCGGCTCGTGCTCCAGGACGTGCGGTTTGAAGAACTGCTCGACCAGCGCGACTATGAGCGCTGGCAGAACATCCAGCAGGCGTTTGCGCTGTGCTTCAAGCAATTTGACCAGACAAAGGCAATCCGGGTGATCCGCAACCAAATACCGGGTTGCGATCGATATGAAACTGCACGGCGCCTGTACGATGAAATGACCCAGGTGTACGGCCCATTCATGCGCCGCAACAAAGAGCTGGCCAGGGCAATACTGGTTCAACGCTTGTGGTCAATCGGTGTGCGCCTGGAGCAAAAAGGTATGCTCACCGAAGCTGCCGATGTTTTTGCCAAGGCCGGAGAGTTTGAGGGCCTGCATCTGCACGATCAGGTTGAGTTTGACCCGGCCGACATCCAAATCCCGACACCGATCATTACCAGCGATCCATCGGCATTACGCGGCATCGAGGATATAGAAGAGGAGGAAGATGAATAAGGGCGTATATTTCAATGCAAAGCAGATTGAATTTGCCATGGCGCCACAGCGCATCAAATGCATGGTGGCTGGGCGGGGTTTTGGAAAGTCCACTGAAATAACGTTGATCCTGTATGAATGGCTGCGGCGTATGCCGCGGGCCAAAGTGTTTTTGGCGAGTACGACGTTTGAGCAGATTACGGATTTTACTTTGCCCGTTATTCGGGCAAAGTGGGCTGATTTGGGCCTCAAAGAGGATGTGCACTATGTTGTGGCCAAGCGGCCTCCGGAGCGGTGGGAAACGCCTTATAAGAAAGTGGAGAAGTATGACCGGGTGATTACTTTTTTTAATGGATTTACGATTGTATTCCTGTCATCGGAGCGAATGAATGCGCGGCGTGGCGGTTCATTTGACGCAGGGATTGTTGATGAGGCGGCATTTGTGAAGGCGGCGGCATTCAAGTCGGTATTTGCGGCTTCGATACGAGGAAATATCGGTTTGTTCCCGAAAGACATTCACAGGTCGCTGGTTGTTATCACGTCAAGGCCCAGAACGATTGAGGGCCGGTGGATTTACAATTTCAAAGCGCTGGCCGAAAAAAATCCAGACAAGGTTCTCTATATGGAAGCCAGCGCACTCGATAATGTAGATGCACTTGGAGCTGAATGGTTCGAGGATATGAAGGAGAGCATGGGCGACCTTGAGTATGTGATTGAAGTGCTGAACCAAGAGGTTGAAGAACTCCCCAATGGATTCTACAATAAGTACCGAAGTCATATACATGAGTATCGGCCGAAGTACGATGTGAGGGGGAAAATGCTGGACATCGAGCCAGATGAATTGATTGAGGTCAGTGTGGACTATTCAGGGTGGTTCAACTGCTTCACAGTGTATCAGCAGGACTACCCCAACAACACGGAATATTTGAAGCGGATATTCTGGGTAGCCAGCGACAACATTGAAAACCTCGTAGACCAGTTCTGTGAATACTTTAAGGCCCATAGGTTTAAGTATGTACGCCTATGGGGGGAGCCACGTATGTGGGATCGAACCGCAAAAGGGTACATCGCCACAACTATTGAGGCGCGCTTCAAACATCACCAATGGGTGTGTGATGTTATGACTAAGTCTGGGTACCGTACCCAGGCTCATAAAGAGCAGTATCAGTTCATGCTGAAACTGCTTGAGGAAAAGGATGATGCGTTGCCCAAGCTACGTATCAACAAGGATGCGTGTAGCGACCTGATTGTCGGCATTAAAACTGCTGACATCAATGCCGACATGACTCTCAACAAGTCGGCTGAAAAGCGCAGAGACTTCCCTCAACAACATGCAACTCACTTACCGCAGACGGTTAACTACTATCTCATGCAAAAGCATGGCGATCGGTTGCTCGAACGTCATGCTGCGAATAATCGCCCAGGAGAGGTAGAATTCTCCTGACATATAACATGCCCATGGCGGGCGTGTTAATTAACTTCAGGCGAACC